GCCTTTCGTGCATACCCGAAGTTGGGATGTTTTTGTAAAACAAAAAAAGAAATCAAGTAGGATGCTTTTATGAATGATCTGCGAATTGTAAAAGTGCAAATTAGTTCTTTGCAGTTTGATCCTGATAATGCGCGTAAACATAGCGATAAGAACATTGATTCGATTATGAATTCGTTGAAACGTTTTGGTCAGCGTAAGCCAATTGTGGTTACTGGTGGCAATGTTGTGATTGCTGGTAATGGAACTTTGGCTGCTGCTAAGAAACTTGGTTGGTCTGAGATTGTTGTTGCTTATACTCCGAGTGATTGGACTTTTGAGCAGGCGCGTGCTTATGCTTTGGTTGATAATAGAACTGCTGAACTTGCTGAGTGGGATAACGACAAACTTGCTATGCAACTGATTGAATTAGATTCTGTTGGTTGGGAATTGAATGATGTTGGCTTTGAGAAACTTGAGCCACCAACTGAGGAAATGAAAGACAAGAAATCCAATTGGGTTGATTGTGATGATTGTGGGCGAAAGGTTTTGAATAAAGACAATGAGCAATCCACCGAAACCTATTGAGTTAAAACGTAAACTTGGTAATCCTGGTAAACAGGCTTTGCCTAAAGAAAATGAAACTATTTTGATTGCTGCGATTGATGAGATTCCTGAACCTCACAGGCAATTGTTTGATGCTGGTTTGGAGTTGTGGAATCGTACGTGGTCTATGGGTCAATTATGGATTTCACCTAAGACTGATATTGAACTTTTATTGATGACTTGTGAAATGTTAGATGAGCGTGTAAGGCTTCGTGCTTTTGTTTGGAATAATCCAGAGGCTTGGCGTGAACGTAAAGCGTTAAGAGAATTGGAAAAGAACATTACGAATTCTTTGTCGCTTCTTGGTTTCACTCCTACTGATCGTTCTCGTCTTGGTGTTGCTGAGGTTAAAGCGAAATCTAAGTTAGAGGAGTTACGTGCCAGACGCGATAACAGAAACTAAGTCTTGGCCGCCAAGGTGGCTGACTGCTGTTGATGAATCTGAGTTGGTTGCTTCTCGTGGTTGGGAAGTCTCCGATTTTATTAACTCAATGTGTATACAAACTAAAGATACTGTTGCTGGTCGTTCTGGTCAGCAGATTGTTTTGCGTGATTGGCAAGAGAAACTTTTAGATAACATTTTCGCTGTTCGTGATGATGGTCGTTTCAAACATAGAACTGCTTATGTTGGTATGCCTCGTAAGAATGGTAAGTCTGCTTTGTCATCTGGTATTGCTCTTTGGGGTTTGTTTATGGGCGAGCAGGGTGGTGAAATTTATTCTTGTGCTGCTGATAGAGATCAGGCACGAATTGTTTTCGGTGATGCTAAGAAAATGATTGAGGCTGAACCTGAGTTGTTGGCTCAAGCAAAGTTGTATCGTGATGCAATTGAGATTCCGTCTACTGGTTCTGTTTATCGTGTGCTTTCATCTGAGGCTTACACCAAAGAGGGTTTATCTCCAACGCTTGTGATTATGGATGAGTTGCACGCTTTACCGAATCGTGAATTGTTTGACGTTATGCAACTTGGTATGGGTGCTAGACGTGAACCTTTATTGATGGCTATTACTACTGCTGGTGTTAAAGCAGATGCAACAGGTCAGGATTCAATTGCTTACTCGTTGTATCAGTATGGTCAGAAAGTTATTCGTGGTGAATATGATGACCCATCTTTTTTTATGGCGTGGTGGGAAGCAAGTGTTGAAGCAGATCACCGCGATCCTGAAACTTGGAAACTTGCTAATCCTGCTTATGGTGATTTGAACTCTATTGAAGATTTTGAGTCCGCTGTAAAAAGAACGCCTGAAGCAGAATTTAGAACCAAGAGAACTAATGCTTGGGTTTCTTCTCAAACTGCTTGGCTTCCCAATGGTGCTTGGGAAGCAAGAGAAAGTAAACGTGAAGTTGATAAAGATGTTCCAGTTATTTTAGGTTTTGATGGTTCGTTCTCTGGTGATGCTTCTGTCATTATGGGTGTGACTGTTGAAGATGAACCTCACGTTTTTCTTGTTGAGGCTTGGGAGAAACAACCAACAGATTCTGATGAATGGCGTGTTGATTCTTTAGAAGTTGAGAACACAATCATTGAAGCGTGTAAAAGATATAACGTTAAAGAGATTGCTTGTGACCCTTTCCGTTGGCAACGAAGTATGCAAGTTTTACAGGATGCAGGTTTACCTGTTGTTGAATGGCCATCAACTTCAGCGGCTCGAATGATTCCAGCGTGCGCAAAGTTTTATGACGCTGTGGTCGGTGAGAAACTTACACAAGACGGATCAGCACTTCTGACAAGACATATCTCTAACGCTGTTGTGAAAATAGATAGACTTGGACCTAGAATTGTAAAAGAACACAGAGGTTCACCACGCAAGATAGATGCCGCAGTTGCTAGTATCATTGCTTTTGATAGAGCAACAGTTTCTAGAAATGATGCCGAACCTCTAGTCCCAGAGTTTTTCTTTTAGGAGATTTTTTGATTTCATCAATCATCCAAGTTGCAGGACTTCTTACACTTTCCTTTGGCATTGGACTTATCTACATTCCAGCAGGTATAACAGTATTAGGTATTTCATTGGTATTAACTGGTCTTGCGCTTGAGAGAGGCAAATAATGTTAGGAAATCTTTTTAACAATAACGAGAATCGCGCAATATCATTTCAATCTATTTGGGGTGCTGGCGACACTTTCGCGTTCACAACTGAATCAGGAGCAAACATAGACGAAAGAACCTCAATGAGTATTGGGGCTTTCTACGCTTGTGTACTTTTAATTTCTGACACAATCTCAACACTTCCAGTTGATGCTTTCATTCGTAGAGATGGCAATCGTGTTCCTTACCGACCAAGACCTGAATGGGTACAAAAACCAGATATTGATTTACTGAGAAGCGAACACTATCAACAAGTTCTTGTTTCACTTCTTCTTGATGGAAACTCTTTTACAAGAGTATTCCGTGATGGTCGTGGAGATGTAGCAAACCTTGTTTGCCTTGATCCTCTACGTGTTCAAATGCAACGCAACGCTGTAACAAGAGAAATTGAATATTTAATTGACAACGGCAATGCAGGAATTGTTCCAGCCAGAGATATGTTGCACATAACTGAAATACGCAAACCAGGTGCAATGCGTGGTATTTCAAGAGTAACTGAATTAAAAGAAAACCTAGGACTTGCTTCAGCGTTACAAAGTTTCGCTGCAAGATTCTTTGGTCAAGGCGCAACAACTCAAGGCATCATTGAATTCCCTGGTGCTTTGACTAGAGAACAGGCAAAAGATTTACAAGCAGGTTTTGACAGTTCACATAAAGGTTTCAGAAAGTCACATAAAACTGGTGTTCTTTCCGCTGGTGCTAAATATGTCAAAACAGGTGTAAACCCTGACGAAGCACAAATGTTGGATTCACAAAAATTTGTTGTTGAATCAATTGCAAGAATGTTCCGTGTACCACCTCATATGATTGGTGTTACAACACCTGGCGCACAATCTTATGCTTCAGTTGAACAAAACAATATTCAATTCGTTGTTCACACACTCAGACCATATATTGAGAAAATCGAATACGCTTACTCAACACTTCTACCAACAGATGCTTTCTTAAAGTTTAATGTTGATGGATTACTTCGCGGTGATTTCACAACAAGAATCCAAGGATATTCAATTGGTTTGCAAGCAGGTTTTTATTCTGTCAATGATGTTCGCAGATTTGAGGACCTACGCCCTGTTGATGCAGGCGACCAGTTCCGTGTTCCTTTGGCAAATATTAACTTGGCTGAAGCAGATGTTGTTGAACAAGACAAACGAGTATCTATGGCTACAAGACTTGTGCAAACAGGCTTTGATCCTGCAAGTGTTCTTTCAGCACTAGGACTTCCAGCCATCACTCACACAGGAGTTCCATCAACACAACTACAACAAGTGGCACAAATTGATCCACAAGACCCAAGTGCTGTTTATGATGTTTCACGTTCAAGTGAAATCAATATTCAGATACCTGAAACTGTGGTTAATATTCCTCAAACAAAAATCAATGTTGAGCCACCAATTGTTAATATCAACGCACCTGAACAGAAGCCTTTGATTAGAACTGTTGAGCGTGATGAAAACAATCACATTGTAAGAATCATAGAAAGTAACGGAGAATAATTATGGCAACTGGTTTAAGTTCATTTTTGGCTAACTCTTTATTGGATGCCGTTGGTAATGCAACGTCTTATTCAGCAAGTTCTGTTTACATAAAACTTCACGTTGGCGATCCTGGTGCTGCTGGCACAGCGAATCCTGCAACTGAACTCACAAGAAAACTAGCATCATTCGGTCCTGCTAGTGCTGGAACTATTACTTCTGATGCAGATATTTCTTGGGTAAACATTTCTGGTTCAGAGGATGCAACATTCTTTACTGCTTGGGATAACTTATCTGCTGGTAACTTTTTATTCTCAGGTGCAATCACAGGTAATCCTTACACAGCGGGAGATACTTACACAATTGCTTCTGGTTCTTTGACAGCATCTTTGACCATAGCAAGTTAAAATGACACAAAAGTTAGTCCTTGATACAGGGCAACTAGATGTTGATTTTGTTTACGCGACTTATGGTTTGATACTTGATGATGCTATTCAAGGAAAATTAGATGAATCAGCGTTAAATCCTCAATCAAGTTTCAATTACGCAAATAGTTCCCTTGGAATATTAAATGCTACGGCTGTGGCCAGTCGAGAAGTCGAAGCAACGGCTGAAACTAATTTAGGTGCTATCACTTCGATAGCCCAATCTGTTGTTACACATTTTGCTCAAGGTGCTACAAATCTTGGTGGAATCACAGCAGAGGCTGACACAACACCAACTATCTTGCCGTTATTTGACGCATCCCTTGGTTCACTTAATGCAACTCTTACAGCGGTTGTGACAAAACTTGCAACAGCAACAGCGACACTAGGTCAATTAACAGGATCAGTTCAAGCAGTACCTGAAGTTGAAATCACAGCAACAGCCCAACTTGGTTCTTTGATTGCTACTGCTCAAACTTCTGAACCACCTGTTCCACCAACTCCAACTCCTTATGGTTCTAATGGTTATGTTCCAATTAAAAAGAAGCAGAAAAAAGAACGACCAACACCAGTCATTGTTGTTGAAATAACTGATGTTCCTGAACTTGAACCTTTAATTAAATCTCATTTTGCAAAAGGATCATCTGATTTGTTTGGTATTTCTGCTCAGGCTGGAAATCGTATAGACTTTTCTATATTGGCTGATGAGGCCGAGATTTTGATGCTTCTCTAAAGGCAGGTTATGGGTCAGTTACTTTCAGGTCAGATGGCAGTTGGAACTGTTCCCTCAAGGGTGGATGGGATTTCTAATAACCCAGTAGTTCTTCATATTCATAACAACGATAATTCAGATAATCTTTATATAGGTAATGAATCTGTCACTACAAGTACAGGAATGATTTTGACAAAATTAGATTCTATTGAATTGACAATGCACCAAGGTAATACTCTTTGGTTAGTTTCTAACAAGAATGGTCATATTGCTAGTTGGATTGCGCAGGTTCTATAAATGCCTTATTACATAACTGATAACGCTGCTGGTTGCTCAGGTTGGGCGACTATAAAAGATGATGGTGAAGTTATGGGATGCCACACAACTAAGCAAGCAGCGATTGATCAAATGGTTGCTATTTCTATTGCCGAAGAAATTGAGCCAGGTGGTGAAAGAGCAAGACCTGATGAATTAAGAATTGGTGATTTTGTTTCTTGGAATTCTTCTGGTGGTAGGGCAAGAGGAAGAATTGTTCGTATTGTTAGAGATGGAACAATAAATGTTCCTAATTCAGATTTCACGATAGAGGGAACTGAAGATGATCCTGCTGCTTTAATAAGAATTTTTAGAGAAGAAGAAGATGGTTGGGAAGATACAGATGTTTTAGTTGGTCATAAATTCTCGACTCTTACAAAGATTGATGATTTAAGAATTAAATATAAGAAGATGAAGAAACAAAAAAGAGCGTTGCCTGATAATTACAGACCATCTCTTAGTGAGGATGTTCCAGAGGGTCGTGCTTGCGGTAATTGTATTTTTTATCAAGAAGATGATGTTAAAGAATTTGCTAATGGTGAACTTCGTGCTTGGTGCGAAAAATGGGATGATTACGTCAATGGTGCATATTATTGCAACGCTTGGCAACCTGCTGGTGAAGATGAAGATGAATTAGAAGAAGAATTAGAAGAAGAATTAGAAGAAGAATTAGAAGAAGCAAGACAAGTCAATTTAACCCCACCTGCTTATATGCGTGCTGCTGCTAAACGTGGACTTGAACTTAATCGTCAAGGCTTTGGTGGAGATGGTTTAACAGATAAAACAAAACAAGAGGCAAGAGATATGGCTGCTGGTCGTGTGTCTGAGGATAAGTGGCGCAGGATTGCTCCTTGGATTGCTCGCCATCTTGTTGATCTTGATGCACCTAAAAATTCAAATCCTAGTGATCCTGATTATCCTGGTGCAGGACTTGTTGCCCATTTGCTTTGGGGAAGTGGCCCATCAAAGAGAGCAGCGCAAAGAACTTTAGATTACGCACAAGGTGTAATCAACAGACTTGATGCTGAGGAAAATAAAGCACGCTACTCATCAATCAATGTAAACTTAAACAAAGAGAAAAAGGAAACCAAAGTGAATAAAGTTGAACGCAGAATCAAAACAGATGTTGATTTTGAATTAAGAGTTGAAGCAGCAGAATCTGATGGTATGCGTTTCACAGGTTACGCAGCAGTTTTCAACAGCGACTCAGAGCCTCTACCTTTCATTGAAAGAATTATGCCTGGTGCTTTCAAACGTTCACTTAAGGCACGTAACGAAGTTAAACTTTTCAAGAATCACAATATGGATGAAGTTTTGGCTTCTACTCGTTCAAAGACTTTAAGACTTACCGAAGATTCAAAAGGTTTACTTGCTGAAGCAACTTTGCCTGACACAACAGCAGGTCGTGACTTGGCTGTTCTTATGAAACGTGGAGATGTTCACGCAATGTCTTTTGGTTTCTCTGTTCCAGCAAAAGGCGATAGATGGTCTGATGATGGTATGACTCGTGAACTTAAAGAAATTCGTTTACACGAAGTTTCCATTGTCACAGGTTTCCCAGCCTATGAAGCAACAACTGCTTCAGTTAGATCATTAGATATTCTTGCAACTAGAACAAATGTGAATGTTGATGCTTTGGCTGACGCAATGGTGAAACTTGAAGCAGGAGAGAAGTTAGCAAATTCTGATGCTGATCTTCTACAAGAAGTTGTTACTAAGTTGAGGGATAACACCCCATCTGCTGATGAGTTATTGGAAATTAAACGTAAGCAATTAGACCTACTATTCAAGGCGGTATAGGTATGGATAAGGCAAAAGTTAAAGACGCGATTCTTAAAACAGCGGGCTACCCAGAGTCAGGTTCGATTGCCGAATTGGCTGATGCTATGGCTGAGGCTGTTGTGAATATTGATATGCCTGAGCCTGTGAGGGAAGTCAAGAAATTTGAGCCTGCCAAGGAAACACGCACAGTTGAGGCCTCGGAGACACGCTAGAAATAGCCCCCCCAAATACTTGCTTTCCTAGGGTTTTGTTATACACTTGTATAACAAGGTCAAGGAAAGGGCCAAAATGAAATTAGTACCAAATCAAGAAAAAGTATCAATCAAATGGTTTGTTTACGCTGGTGGAGAAAAGTTCCCTAAAGAATCTTCAATGCGTGGTTATATTGGTTACGATTTTGAATGTTCTTGTGGTTTCAAAAGCGCAACTGGTGGTGCAATCAAGGCTTGTATCGAAAGAGAAATTCAAGAACACAAATTATACGTACACGATTACAACTTTGCTTAAGAAATAAATTCAAAAATTAAGCCCTCAGAAATGAGGGCTTTTTTTGTTGTACAATAAAAATGGTTGCGTGGATGCCACCACCATTTTTACTGTCGAGTGAGCCTCGCAGATTCACATTATCAAAACCAATCCTACAAGGAGTATTCGTGGAATACATTAAACAACAACACGAAGCACGCCAAAAAGCCTGGCACGAAGCCAAAGCACTTTTGGATGCTGCTGCTGCTGAAAAGCGCGATTTAACAGCAGAGGAACAAGCAAAATACGAAACTATTTCTGCTGACCTCGATTCACGCGCAAAAGTAATCGAAACCTTAAAAGCAGATGCAGAACGCGAAGTGCGTGCTGCTGAAGCAATGAGAGGTTTAGAAAACCAAGCACGCCCAGTTGCAGAAGTACGCAACGAAAAAGATGATGCAGAAGCCATCCGTGCATTAGCACGCGGTGAAATCCGTACATTCAATTTTGAAAAGCGTGATGTAACTAAGGGCTCAACTGGTTCACCAGTTCCAACTTCTTTCTACGATCAAGTTATCTTGCTTGCAAGAACAGTTGGACCAATGCTAGAAACCTCAACCATCTTGAACACAGCAGGCGGAGAGAATTTACAAATTCCTTCACTTTCTGCATATTCAACTGGAACAGTAACTTCAGAGGGTAACGCAATTGGTGAAAGTGATCCTACATTTAACAATTTCGTCACCTTGGGAGCATTTAAGTACAGTTTCTTAACCCAAGTTTCACGCGAACTTGTTGAAGATGCTGGCGTAGACATTCTCGGATTCCTTGCTGCCCAAACAGGTAACGCAATGGGATACGCAGTAAACGCTGCATTAACAACTGGTACAGGAACAGTTGAACCAAACGGAATTGTTACTCGTGCAGGTTCAGCCGTAACTGGAACTTCCTTAAACCCAACTGCTGATAACTTGATTGATCTTGTTTACAGCATTGACACAGTAGGTCGTAGATTGCCAGGAGCAGGATTCCAAATGAATTCTACTTCTATCGCAAACGTACGTAAGTTGAAAGATGGTTCAGGACAATACTTGTTCACACCATCACTTTCAGCAGACGCACGCGACTTACTACTTGGCTATCCAATATTTGAAAACCCAGCAATGGCTTCAGCAGCATCAGCAGCCAAACCTGTGATTTTCGGTAACTTGCCAAGTTACTATGTACGTCAAGTTGGCGGACTGAAGTTAGATCGTTCAGATGATTTTGCTTTCTCATCTGACTTAGTGACATTCCGTGCGACTTTCCGCGTGGATGGTAACTTGATCCAAACAAGTCACGTTAAATTCTTCAAATCAAGCAACTCCTAAACCGAGTTTGATTTGAACAAAGTTCTGGGACACGGAGCGCAGGCCGTGTCCTAGACACCCTTGTCTCCCATCTGTAATAAGGTGGGAGACACCCTGCGTACATATGGAGTCCCTGCGTGAATCGTGAACAAAGACGAGCATTAGAAAAACAAAATAAAAACGTACAAAATGTTGTACAACACCCAAGAAGAATTCTTTGGGTATCAAACGCACCTTGGGCTGCAACTGGTTATGGTCAGCAAACTGCTCAAGCAATCACAAGACTTAAAAAAGATGGCAATGATATTGCTGTTGCTGCCAATTATGGTTTAGAAGCATCTGCAACTGTTTGGAATTCTTCTGCTGGTGGAATCCCTATTTATCCAAGAGGTATGGACACTTGGTCTAATGATGTTATTCCAGCGCATATGCACGATTGGTCTAAAAGAGATAAAGACGCTGAGCATTTGTTAATGACTTTATTTGATGTTTGGGTTTTTAAGGGAACAAAGTGGGCTGAGTTTCCTGTTGCTTCTTGGACTCCAATAGATCACGTTCCAGCACCACCTGAAGTTGCTGCTTGGTGTCGTCAAGATTTTGTTTACCCAATTGCTATGAGCAAGTTCGGTAAATCAATGCTTGAAAATGTTGGTATCGAATCTTGGTATGTTCCTCACGCTATTGAAAAAGTTTTCAAACCAACTAAGACTTTCAAAACTATTGATGGTGATGAGATGACTGGTCGAGAGTTTATGAAAATAACTCAAGATAAATTTGTTGTTGGTATGAACGCAGCGAACAAAGGTGTGTCACCTATTCGTAAAGCGTTTGGTGAAAATCTTTTAGCGTTTTCTATGTTTGCTAAAAAATATGATGATGCTGTTTTGTATTTGCATACTGAGGCTTCTGGTTCTATGGGTGGAATTAGAATGATGGATTTGATTCTTTCAACTGGTATTGATCCTCAGAAAGTTATTTTCCCTGATCCTTATTTGTTGCGTTCTGGAATTAGTCAAGAAATTATTGCAACTATTTACAGCGGTATGGATGTTTATCTTGGTACTTCAATGGGTGAGGGTTTCGGAATAGGAACTATTGAAGCGCAAGCGTGTGGTGTTCCTGTTATTGTTTCTGACTTTGCTGCTTCCGCTGAACTTGTTGGTGATGGCTGGAAGATTGGTGGACAACCTTATTGGGATGCGCCACAGAAATCTTGGTTTCACGTTCCATCTGTACCTGAAATTGTTGATGCGCTTGGACAGGCGTATAACAGAGGTCGTGGGACTAGCCAAAAAGCAATTGACTTTGCTAAACAATATGAAGCAGATTTTGTTTTTGAAACCGAATGGAAACCTACTTTGGACAGCATATTTGCAAGAGTGGCTTCTGATAGGGCTAAAAAGGCTTAAAACGGCAAAATCTGGGACTTTAGTGATTGGGGATACATAACTTGATACCAGCAATGATTGTGCCTGTATTAACAAGATACGACCTGCTAGACAGGATGATCAAATCAATCAACTATCCAATTAAAGATTTAGTGGTCATTGATAACGGAGCAAAAGGTTTTAACTGGCAACCTTTTTGGAATCAATGGGTTTCAAAAGTGTGGCACATTAAACTCCCAACAAATCTTGGTGTTCCTGGTTCTTGGAATCTTGGAATCAAATCTTTACCTCAATCTGATTACTGGCTGATTTCTAATTTTGATGTCGAGTGGGGTGGGGATTCTCTCAAGATGTTTCAACAAATTTCAAGAAAAGATAAACTTGTTCTTTCTAATGGTGCGCCTAGTTGGTGTGCTTTTAGTATCGGTTGGGAAGTTGTGGACAAGGTTGGTTTATTTGATGAGTCTTTTGTTCCAGCCTATTTTGAGGACAACGATTATGAGAGACGTTGCGAGTTCAACAACATTGAAATTGTTAATTCTTTCATTCCTGTTGCACACGACAATTCATCAACCCTAAAGGCTGGCTTTCAATCTCAAAACGATAGATCGTTCTCGGCCAACGCAGAATATATGGATTACAAAATAAAAACCCAAGACTTTACTGAGGGCAAGTGGTCTATTCGTAGACGGAGAAAATATGGATGGGACTAATAAAGAAACTGACTGGCATAAAATAACCCAAAATGATGAATATTTACAACTATCTATAAATAGACTTAATCAACCAATCCTAAAATGGGCAAATCAAATATCTGAAATGCTACCAAAAAAGCCTTTATCAGTAAATGAAATAGGTTGTAACGTAGGCCACTTTTATAGGGCAATAAAAGATAAAAATATGACTTATAGGGGTTATGACATTTCAAAAACCTATTTAGATGTAGCAACAAAAAACTTTGGTAACTTTTTTTATCAATTAGATATAACAAAACAAGTTCCAGAAACAGCAGATGTGACTATCATTTCAGCGACTTTAGAGCATTTAGAAAACTTTGAGGATGCCTTAAATAATATTTTTTTATCAACTAAAAAACGAGTAATCTTAAGAACCTTTATAGGTTTCACTAACAAAACTAATTATTTTAGTAAATCTGATTCCCATAAACCTTATATTGTGAGGCAATTTAGTATTAAGACACTTAATCCCAAAAAATTACCTATTAAATTAATAAAAGATGAGGCCACTAATTCAAAACCATACAAAATTGGAAACTTCAAGAGAAAAATTAAAATAATTGATTTTGAGGTGAGTGATATTGATGACTGATCAAAAAACTATTGGCATTTTGAAAGATATTCATAAAAACAAAGATATTTATGTTTTAGGTTCAGGGGCAACACTTAATTTTATAGACCCTGATTTTTTTAAGAATAAGATAACAATTTGTGTAAATGAAGTTGGGCAAGCCTATTTACCTAAAACCAAATATGTTTTATCAAAGCATCACCCTGAAGCAATCAGGCACGCAGAACAAATGCCTAAAACAAAAGTAATAGTAAGTTTCGGTGACTGTGGAAACCAGTACGCAAAAACACTTCCTGATTTACCTAATCTTTACGCTTTTCACCATAAACAAAATATGTGCCAACTAGCAAATGTGAAAAGAGATTGGCCTGATCAAGAAACAGGTTTATATGTCTCCTGGTCAAGTATTACTTCTGCTATGCATTTTGCTGCTTATCTTGGTGCAAAAAATATTATTCTTGTTGCTCACGATTGTGGTGAACTTGATGGCAAAACTTGGGTTAAAGATTATGGTTATGAATCAGGTAATCCATCAGAAATGGCTGAAGCAAAACAAAGAAATTACGCTTTTGAAGATCAATCAATAGCAGTCAAGCAAAAATTAAAGGAATTGTACTATTGCAACATTTATAGTTTGAATCCTTTTATCAACTATAACCTTGAGGGTGTCAGTTACAGAGGTAGGAACAGCATTAACTGATAGCCATTGAACGTAATGATGGTTTAGACTATGAAAGACCGACTTAGGAGTTATTTTGCCAATCACGAATGGTTATGCTTCGCTGACTGAAGTTAAAGCAGCGTTACGTATAACAGATACTATTGATGATTCATTGTTAGAGATGGCAGTTGAATCTGCCTCAAGACTTATAGATGGTTATGCCTCACGCCAATTTTATTCATCTGGAACTGCTACTAGATATTTTGTTGCCCAGGATGATTTTGTTGTGGAAGTTGATGATCTTGCAAATGGAACTGTAACTATTACAACAGCCCAAGATGCTGATGGTGTTTTTGATACAACTTGGGGAACTGACGATTACCAACTTGAGCCGCTGAACGCTGTTCTTGATGGTATTCCTTGGCCTTACACAACCATCCGTGCTGTTGGTGACTACTTATGGCCTATCAGCGGTGGCGAAGCCTTAATCAAAGTTCAAGGAACTTATGGTTGGCCATCAGTACCCATTGCAATTAAACAGGCTTGTGTTATTCAGGCATCAAGAATTTACAAACGTTTAGATTCACCTCTGGGTGTTGCAGGTTTCGGTGATCTTGGGGCAATCCGTGTTTCATCACAACTTGATCCAGATGTAGCACAACTTGTTATGCCTTACAAGAGAATGAGAAACTTCGCCTAATGGCATCCGTCTCATCAATCAGATCAGGTATCGCAACTCGTCTTGGAACAATTACAGGTTTAAGAACTTCTGCTTTTATGCCAGATAACCCAAACCCACCTATCGCAGTTGTTATGCCATCAAGTGTTTCTTATGATGATGTTTTCAAACGTGGTATGCAAACTTATGTTTTTAATGTCCTTGTCATTGTTGGCAGGGTAGATGAAAGAACTGCGCAATCAAATCTTGATGCCTATGTTTCAAGCACAGGCAATTCAAGCATCAAATTAGCGATTGAGGGAGACAAAACTCTTGGCGGAGTTGTGTTCGATACAAGAGTTACTGAGATGAGAAACTACGGACAACTGCCTGTTGGTGAGGTAACATATCTAACAGCAGAGTTTACAGTTCTTTGCTACGCAGACTAGGAGTAATAACAAATGGCAAAATTTGCTGCAACAGACTACGTTGTGACAATCGGTACTGCTGATTTTTCTACAAATCTCAATTCCGTTGAATTATCACAAGAGGCTGACGATTTAGAAACTACCGCTTTCGGTTCTTCTTGGAGAACTAGAATCGGTGGATTAAAACAAGCATCACTAACACTAAACTTTATGCAAGATTTCGGTGCAGGTTCAGTTGATGCAACACTTAACCCATTACTAGGCACGATTGCAACAGTTGTAATCAAACCTACAAGTGGAACAGTAACTGCAACTAACCCAAGTTACACAATGACAGCACTAGTAACCCAATACTCCCCATTCGCATCAAGCGTTGGCGATATTGCTACTCTTTCTGTTACTTGGCCTGTATCTGGCTCAGTAGTTCGTGGAACTTCTGCTTAATTAGAAAAGGAAACAAATGAAAATCAACCTGCGCGTGAATTACAATGATGGTAATTCTAAAGAAGTAGTTTGTTCAGCAAGAGACTTAGTTGCGTTTGAAGAAAAGTACAGCAGGTCAGTAGCAAAACTCGAAGCCGAGTTCAAACTAACTGACCTGCTTTTCTTAGCGTGGCATAGTGAAAAAAGAACCAATGCAACGAAAAAAGAATTCGATAATTGGTTAGACGAAGTTGATGAGATTGCGGTAAGCGATAACGACCCAAAATAAAACCGCTCGGAGAAAACTCTGAGCATTGGTTTATTGCTTATTTGGCTTGTGAAACAGGAATTGCGCCCTCTTTGCTATTAAATGAGAGTGATCGTATGCTTTTCACAATGGCAATGTACTTGCGCTGGAGAGCATCCGAACAAAATAAGAGGTAATTGTGGCTTTTGGACTTAAAACAGAAGTTCGTGGGCTACGAGAAACTTTATTAGAATTGCGTGATTTAGATTCAACTGTTTACAAGCAAATCAATAGTGATATTAAAAACGCTGCTTTACCTTTTGCTAAAGGCATAGAAAGTGCTTTACCTAAAACAGGTTTACCAACAGGTTTTTCTCATAATGGTGCAACGGCTTTCAAAGTATCAGAAAATAAAACTGAAGTTAAAACAAGTGTTAAAAAACCAAGAAGTGACAGACCAACCTCATTATTGAAAGTTATTGTTAAAGGTCGTGGTCTAGCAATTGCTGATATGGCTGGACACCCTAAATCAAAATACACGCCAAAATTGAGATCAAAACCATCTCCTCGCAGACCAACTGGTTACAGAATCAATGGCCAAGGCGCAGCATTGAAAAGGGCTTTAGGGCCGACATCAGGTTCAAGATTTGTTTGGCCTGCCGCTTTGAAAAATCAGAATTTGATCGATAATAGTATTGAACGTTCTATACAAGACGCTTCAGCGAAAGTAAACAGAAACTTATTGGTGGTTAAATAATGGCAATTATTATCCCGATTCTCACGCAATTTGATGATAAAGGAATCAAATCTGCTGTAAGAGAATTTGAGAGAGCCAAAACTGGTTTAGATAAGTTTGGTGCTGTTGGAAAGATTTTTGACAATGTTGGTCAAAGTCTTACAAAGAATGTTACTGTTCCTCTTGCTATCGCCTCTGCTGGTATTTACAAAGCAGTTCAAGCCGCTTCAACTTTACAAGAATCTATTTCTAAAACTGATGCTGTATTTGCTCAAAACGCTAAACAAATTCGTGAGTGGGCTAAAACTTCTTCTACTGCATTTGGTCAATCTGAACAACAAGCCTTAGAAGCAGCAGCAAGTTACGGAAACCTTTTTCAAGCCTTTGGTCTTTCAAGAGAACAAGCAACAAAATTCTCAATTGATATTACAGAACTTGCCGCAGACTTAGCATCTTTCAATAACACCTCAGTTGATGATGCACTTATTGCTTTACGTTCAGGTCTTTCAGGTGAAACTGAACCATTAAAACGTTTCGGTGTTGCTCTTAATGATGCACGTCTGAAAGAAGAAGCCCTCAGAATGGGCTTGATTACAACAACTTCTGGAACTTTACCTATTGCCATTAAGGCACAAGCCGCTTATGCGCTGATTATGAAAGACACAGCACTTGCTCAAGGTGACTTTGCTAGAACTTCTGATGGTTTGGCTAACCAGCAACGTATTCTTTCCGCTGAAGTACAAAACCTTGTTGCAGATTTCGGAACAGCATTTCTTCCTATTGCTCTTAAAGTTGTTGGGGTTATTCGTGATCAAATCATTCCTCAAGTTAAAAGATTTGTTGAATTCTTTAAGAGTTTAGATGAATCAACAATTGAACTTGGTATTAAAATTGCGTTCTTCGCGGCCACTCTTGGACCATTGTTAATTGTTCTTGCAAAAGTTATTAGTTCAATCAAATTATTTATTGAAGTATTCAAGATTTTACAACTGGCTTTATTGACTAACCCTGTTTATTTAGTTGCCGCAGGTTTAGCAGTCCTAGTTGTTGCTCTAATTAAAGCGTGGAAATCATCTGACACTTTCCGTCAAGGTGTCGTAAAACTTGGAAACGCTTTCATATTTTTTGCAGAAAAAGTTATCAACTTTGTTATTGATCATCTAAACCTATTTCTCAAAGGTATCAACGTTGTAATCAAAGGATTAAGAGCCTTTGGTGTCAATATTTCTGAAGTTGGCCAAATAGCACCAGTCGCATTGAACAGACTTAGTGTTTCTACTGTCGAAGCCTCACGCAATATGGGTGCTTTAGCGGCACAAACAGACACACTTGGAATGAATGTTTCTGATCAAGTTGTTCCTGCTCTGACTGATATGAACACAGGATTAACTGAAACAGCAACTGCTATGAATAAAGCCAAAGATGCTGCTAAGAACGCAGCCCAAACTATTGTTGATAAATTAGAAGATTCTTTACGTAAAGCAGAATCAGCCTTAGAAGATGTAAAAGGTAAGTTTGATGATTTCAAAGGCGCAATAGGTGGAACAATCACAGGTATTTTAGATTTTGGTAAAGCAGCAGAATCCGAAGATTTCTTAAAAGGATTAGCAGATCAAGCAACTCAAGCAACAAGATTCGCTGACAAAGTTAAACAACTTGTTGTCCTTGGATTAAATGAACGAGCCATCAGACAAGTTCTTGATGCAGGTTTTGAAGCAGGTTCAAAGATTGCTGACAGCATAATTATTGGTGGAACAACTGTTGTTGAACAAATAAACACCCTTGTTGATTCAGTATTCCTAGTCGCTGATCAAGTTGGTGAATTCGGTGCTGTGGCTTTTTATGATGCTGGTGTTAAACAAGCAGAAGCAATGGTCGCGGGAATTAAAGCAGAATTAGAAAGAGCAAAAGCAGAACTTAAACTTGTTGTCGAAACTTTGCCAACAGGTGCAGCAGCACCAGCAGCACCATCTACTGACACAGGTAGAGAACCACGAAGAACTGACACAGGAACAAAATTACAACCAGGAAAACTTTTAACCTCAACTCAATTTGCTAAAGCAGCAAATGTTTTGAAAACTTCTGGAACAGCAGCGGCTTCTTATACCGCTTTGGCTTATGCTTTGCAAAATAAAACTGTTCGTATGGCTAAAGGTGGAATTGTTACTGGACCAACTAACGCACTCATTGGTGAGGCTGGACCTGAAGCAGTTATTCCGTTGTCAGGTAAAAACGCTGGTGGTATGGGTAGCACTTACAACATAACTGTTAATGCTGGTATTGGAACAAATGGCGCACAAGTTGGTCGTGACATTGTTGAAGCAATCAGAAAATATGAACGCTCATCTGGTCAAGTGTTTGTGAGAGTCTAAATGGCTTTACCAACAAAAACAGTTGAAATTGGTTTTGATTTAACTTCTCTTGGTGGACCTTTTTTCACTCTTGATGATCCTGTTCAAGGTGTTTTGGATAACACACAATTTACTTTAGGTGGAACACTTTTCTATGATGTCACAGATTATGTGATTTCCATAAATACTAATCGTGGTAAAACTCGTGAACTTGACAGATATGATGCTGGTTCTTTAGAAGTTGTTTTTGATAATACTGAAAGAGTTTTTGATCCTCTTTATGCTTCTAGTCCTTTTTATGGGCAGATTGTTCCTCATAGAGAAATCCGTGTTAAATCAAATGGTTCAGCAGTATTTTATGGTTTGATTGATGACTGGAATTTGTTGTATCAACCATCTGGTGATAATCAGGCTGTTGCTTTGGCTTCTGATGGTTTTACTTTGTTGGCAACACAATCTTTATCAGCACATACAGCCACACCACAATTAACTGGTGCAAGATTTAACGCTGTTCTTAGCAGACCTGAAGTTAATTGGCCTTTAGCGAATAGAAATATTGATGTTGGAACAATCAACTTACAAGGTGACGTTGTTGATGAGGGAACTGGTGTTTTAACTTATTTACAACTTGTTGAGCAAACTGAGGGTGGTTCTTTCTTCATTGATAATGCTGGTAACGCAACTTTCCAAGACACTTTATCTGGACCTAGTTCAACAAACCTTGTTGTTTTAGCAGATGATGGTTCTGGTGTTCCTTTTTCAAATGTTGCTGTTGTTTACGGATCAGAATTTTTGTACAATCGAATAGTTGTGACTCGCGCTGGTGGTAATCCTCAAACCGCTGAAGATACAGATTCACAAAACTCTTATGGTATTTCTTCATATAACTTAGATGGTTTGTTGTTCAATTCTGATGTTGATGCTTTGGCTTTGGCTGATTCTTTACTTGGCGAATATTCTGAACCTGAATATCGCTTTGATTCGATTACTGTGCAGATGTCTGAATTAACAACACAACAACAAAACGATTTATTGGCTTTGGATTTGACTGATCAGATTGAGGTCAAATTTACGCCAAACAATTTAGGCTCGCAGATTGTCAAGTATGGGGAGATTATTGGTATTGAACATAATGTTGGTATATTTGTTCACGAACTAACGTTCAAGTTAAGTACCCTTGATTTCGCTGAATTTGTGCTTGATGATGCCGTATTTGGTCTACTCGACACAGGTCGTCTGGGCAATTAGAATACTTCTAAAGAAAGGTAGTTAAATGGCTGGTGCAGGTTTTAGGACTTTTACTGCTGGTGATGTTTTAACAGCAGCACAAGTTAATACTTTTTTGATGCAACAATCTTTGATGGTTTTTGCTGGTACTGCTGCTAGAGGTTCTGCTATTGCTTCACCTAGTG